ACCCGCCACTTTTTTTGGGTGCACAAATGTCAGTAAAAAAATTTTCATCAATCTTTGATGGCTTGGAAGAAGCTTTTGGTACGTTTGAAATACAAAAGCAAAACGCCAGTGGAAAAAGCACGGGTCAAGCTAGGATTGTTAGAGAGCCCCGAACACCTAATGATTGGAAGGGTCACTTGTCGGGTAAAGGTGCATCTGTAGGAATTATTCCAATCAATGCTGAGAATAAATGTAAATGGGGTTGCATTGATATAGATCAATATAATCTAGATCATAAAAACCTTATTTCAAAGATTAGAGATTTAAAACTACCTTTGGTAGTTTGTCGCTCCAAGTCAGGCGGTGGTCATGTGTTTTTATTCTGCAAGGAGTGGATGCCGGCCAAAGAATTACAGCAAGTTTTAAAACACCTTGCTTCTGCCCTTGGCTACAGCGACTGCGAAATATTTCCGAAACAGGTCAAGTTACAGTTAGACCGTGGGGATGTAGGTAACTTTTTAAACATGCCTTACTACAACGCTGAAAACGGGCTACGCTATGCTATTAAAGATGATGGGTCTGCCGCTACTCTGGATGAGTTTTTTAAACTATACGAAAAGTTTGTACAAACAAAAGAGCAAGTGCTCGCGCTAGAGGTAGATAAAACCAAAACGATGCCGGCACCTGATGGTCCACCTTGTATACAGCATCTTTGCACACAGGGTTTTCCTGAAGGCACACGAAACAACGGTCTTTTTAACTGTGGCGTTTATCTTCGTAAAGCTTTTCCGGATACCTATGAGACAGAATTACTTAGCTACAACATGAAGTATATGAGCCCACCTCTTCCCTTGAATGAGGTAAACATTATAGCTAAACAGCTTAATCGAAAAGACTACGCTTACAAGTGCACAGATGCACCAATAAAAGATTTTTGTAATAAAGAATTATGCAAGACAAGAAAGTTTGGGGTAGGTAACTCTGCCAATCAAGCAACCCTTGCCAATCTTAGAAAGTATGCATCTATACCGCCTATATGGTTTATGGATGTAAATGGTGAGCCTTTGGAGCTTGATACAGATAGTTTGCTTAACCAAAACGCTTTTCAGAAGTCTTGTGTGGAACAGCTTAATTTTTTACCACCTACCAGTTCCAAGCCCATGTGGGAGAACCGCATGAATGCTTTGTTGCAGAATATGACCGAAACAGAAGGTAGTGTTATAGAAACCTCTACAGATAGTTCTATCGATGGAGCCTTCTACGAATACTTGGAAGACTTCTGTCGTAATATGCAGACAGCACAGGACAAAGAAGAGATACTGTTACGCCGTCCATGGACAGATGAAGAGCAGAACTTAACTTACTTTCGCCTTCGTGACTTTGAGAACTTTCTCAAGCGTAATCGTTTCTTTGACTTTAAGACACACAAAATAGCTCAACGCCTACGAGACATAAACGGCGAAGCACAGGTATTAAGAATAAAAGGACGTTTGGTGCGCGTATGGGTCATACCCGCTTTTGACAAAACTGTAACAGACTTAGACCCACCAGACTTTAGTGATAGCGAGGCCCCGTTTTAATGTTTAGAATATTTGGACCACCAGGAACGGGTAAGACTACAACGCTATTGAACATGGTAGAGAAGCAGATGGAAGACGGGATACTACCCAGTCAGATTGCTTTCTTGGCTTTTACACGAAAAGCTGCGAAAGAAGCAAGGGAACGTGCATCAAAACGATTTAAGCTTAACATGGACAAAGACCTGTTTTATTTTAAAACACTTCATAGCTTTGCCTTTGCTATGTCAGACATACAATCGACACAGCTTATGAAAAGCGACCACATGGATGATCTTAGCACTATCATAGGCTTTAATCTTAGGGGTTCCCAAAATGGGAGTTTTGACGACACACCAACTGTCAGCGAAAATCCTATCATGCGTATTATACAATTAAGCCGGTTATTGAGAGAGCCTTTGGAAAATACTTACAGGCGTGTGTCTTTCTCAGCTGACTTTACACCTTTTATAGAGGTAGACTACATAGCCAAATGTTATCGCAAGTATAAGACACAGCGTTATCTGTTTGACTATACAGATATACTGGAGCGGTTTGTTGAGAAGGAGGGCTCTTTCTGCCCTAACTTTAAGGTTTGCTATGTGGACGAAGCACAAGACTTATCGCCTCTGCAATGGGAGATGATACAGTTTATTAATAAACGCTCAGATAAAATGTATCTTGCCGGAGATGACGACCAAGCTATCTATCGATGGGCGGGAGCTTCTGTTGAGTCGTTTATATCGATGCAAGGTGTATCCGATCATTTGCTACGTTCCTATCGTGTTCCCAGATCGGTGCATCAGATAGCTGACAGAATAGTCCGGCGTATAAAAAACAGACGCTCTAAGCTCTATACACCAAAAGAGGGCTCTGTGGGTTTAGTTAAGCGTGTCTCAGCCCCAAGCTCTGTCGACATGAGTGAAGGCGAATGGCTTGTACTGGCACAATGTAACTATATGCTCATACCCATAGCAGACATGTTAAGAAGTCAGGGTTTGCTTTTTGAGCTACACGGCAAACGAAGTATCAGCGATAAGATTACTACAGCTGTCCGTGCGTGGGAGACATTACGAAACGGCAAGCAGATTGATCTGCATTCTGTTAAAACAATGTATACATACATGCGAGCCAACACACGGATAAAACGTGGGTTTAAAAAAATTACAGCGACCACGGAGAACCCTTTGTACAGCCTTGAAGACTTACAACAAAACCACGGCCTTCTTGCCAATGTCGGTATGATATGGCATGTGGCATTAGATGGTCTACCTGAAACTGAGTCTGCCTATCTTACGGCCATGCTTCGTAGGAAAGAAAAGATTACAAGCGAACCACGGATCAAGGTTTCTACCATACATGGTGCCAAAGGTGGTGAAGCTGACAATATTCTGCTTTTGACCGATATATCGCCAACGGCAGATAATTCTCGTCTAATGGGTGACGAACATGCCCAACAGCTAGACGATGACCTACACCGGTTATTCTATGTAGCCGTAACACGAACCAAAGAAAATCTTTATCTGGTAGACCCAGATGATCAACTAAGGAGTTATTCTATATGAAGAAACCATTAATTTATGTAACTTGTGCCACGGCTACCGAACCAATTAATATAAATATACTACACAACGATGGCAGTGGTAATTTTGTCCGTTATGATTTAGACCCTTATAAAGCTCTAACCATAGCCGCAGATTTAATTCAATTCTACAAATGGAAAGCAAAAGAAGGACTAACTGATGACTTTACAAATGGCAATGTTCACTCCGAAGACGGAATGGATACCTCCGAGCGAACTACCGGACCTGACAAAAGCAAAAGAAATAGCGATTGACGTAGAGACACGCGATCCTAACATAAAGACCTTGGGTCCAGGATGGGCCCGTAAAGATGGTGAAATAGTTGGTTATGCTGTTGCAACGTCTGAATGGAAAGGTTACATTCCCGTGTCACATTATGGCGGGGGTAATCTGGACAAGCGTATTGTCGAAAACTGGTTACGACCCATGTTGGGTTCACCCGCCACCAAAATCATGCACAACGCACAGTATGACCTTGGTTGGTTGCGGGCGACCGGTTTTGAGGTCAAGGGACGCATCATTGATACGATGCTGACAGCTTCATTACTGGATGAAAACCGGTTTAGTTACAGCCTGAACGCTCTTTCTTACGACTATCTTAATAAAACCAAGTCAGAGAAAGCTTTGCAAGAAGCTGCGAAATCTTTTGGTGTAGACCCGAAAGCAGAAATGTGGAAGCTACCGGCCATGTATGTTGGTCCTTATGCAGAAACAGACGCAGAACTGACGCTAGAGCTATGGAACATGTTTAAAAACAAGTTATCAGCAGAGGAGCTGTGGACAGTCCATGGATTGGAAACAGATTTACTTCCATGTCTTGTTGACATGACCTTACGCGGAGTGCGAATAGATTTAGATGGCGTGGAGAGAACCAAGCAACATCTTCTCAAGGAAGAAAAGAAAGCTCTGTCACAAATAAAACATGTTGTTGGCTTTGACGTAGAGATATGGGCGGCTCAATCGCTTGCTAAAGCCTTCGATGAAGTGGGCCTTGCCTATCCAAAAACAGAAAAAAATGCTCCCTCCTTTACAAAAGCCTTTTTATCAGAGAACAAACATGACCTACCACAACTGGTTGTCCGTGCAAGAGAGCTTAACAAAACTAATGGTACCTTCATTACAACAATACAAAAGCACGTTGCCCATGACGGGCGTATACACAGTCATATCAACCAGATACGATCAGATGATGGCGGGACAGTCAGCGGACGTATCTCAATGAACCATCCTAACCTACAACAGATACCGGCCCGTAATCAGGAATTAGGTCCTATGATCCGCAAATTGTTTTTACCCGAAGAAGGAGAGCAATGGGCTTCGATAGATTACTCGCAACAGGAACCACGGATCTTGGTGCACTATGCTTCTGTCTATGGTAAATCCCGCAAAGCGGGTCCGTTACCGCGTGTAGAAGAGTTTGTAGAGAAGTATACCAACGATCCTGATATGGATTTCCATACGATGGTGGCAGAAATGGCGGACATACCACGAAAGCAAGCAAAAACAATCAATCTTGCCATGATGTATGGCATGGGTGTGTCCAAACTCTCTGCACAGCTCGACATTACAGAAGATGAAGCTAAAAAATTAACCAAGCAGTACCATGAACGTGTGCCTTTTGTTAAAAAACTCATGCAAGGCGTAGCAGAACGGCTGTCACATAACACGGCTAACGGGTCTATCCGCTCTCTCAAGGGTAGAAAATGCCGGTTTGATCTGTGGGAGCCTGATACTTTTGGCATGAGCAAGGCTATGCGTTACGAAGAAGCTATTCTAGAGTATGGACAAACTACAAGATTGAAGCGAGCCTATACATATAAGGCCCTAAACCGGCTCATTCAGGCTTCTGCGGCTGATATGACCAAGCAAGCCATGGTTAATATATACAAGGAAGGACTTTTACCGCTGATACAGATACATGATGAACTTGCTATCAGCGTAAAAACAAAAGAAGATGCTTTTGCTATTGCAAAAATTATGGAAGATGCTATAGCTTTAGATGTACCTATGAAAACTGATGTAGAAATCGGTGATTCGTGGGGTACAGCAAAGTAAACACTTTCTTTTTCCTCCCAAGAAGAATGAAAAATTACTGGAGCCCTGAAAGGGGCTCCTTTTTTCTTGCTTTTTAGTATGAAATCCCATATAATCTTAGAAAAACATTAGGAGTAACAGATGGACATTGAAAAATGGAAGTCAGTATTGGTTCCAATAGAGGTATACCAATCGATTAAAGCCCTTGCAAAACACGAAAAGAGGACAATTTCAGGACAATTAAGAGTTGTTTTTGAAAAGTTTTGCGAATCGGAGAAAATAAAGATAAATTTGGACGCAGATGGGACCAAATCGCCAAAAGGATGATTTTTATCCCACGCCTCCCGAAGCAACGATCGCATTACTAAACGCTGAAAGCTTTGGTGACGGGACAATTTGGGAGTGTGCGTGTGGAAATGGGGCGATGAGCTCTGTTTTAAAAGACAAAGGTTACCAAGTTTACAGTTCTGACCTGAATGATTACGGGTTTGGGCTTTCTAATGTTGATTACCTGATGACAGTCAAGCCTGATGACAATATTCAATCGGTTGTGACCAATCCGCCATACAAACTGGCTAAAGAGTTTATACTAAGAACGCTTGACTACGATATATACAAGTCAGCTTTCCTTTTGCGACTGTCTTTTCTGGAAAGTATGCGTAGATATGACCAGTTATTCCGTGATAACCCACCGATTCGCGTCCATGTATTCCAAAAACGTCTTACAATATGGAGAGGTGACGAAACACGGGCCGGAAATGGTACAGTTGCCTACGCTTGGTTTGTATGGGAGAAAGGTTTTTCCGGCAATCCTGAGATTTTTTGGGTATAGCTATTGACCCGTATGCGACAATATGATACAATTAAATTGCGACATGTATTTTAAGCTTGGCTTTTTATACTATCAGGCTCCAACAGAGTTCCCCTCCAGAGGGGCCTTATAAAAATCCCGCAGTTCTTTAATCCTTTCTACTGCGGGATTTTTTATTTAAAGCTATCCTTTATACTTCTAATGACATTTTTCAGCGTAAAAGGTTTTTCATTGGGCCGGTACTTACATTTTATTTCTCTGGGGCATTCGCCCGCACCAATCGGGACATACTCATTCCATTGCGTATAGTTAGCCCCGACATATATACAAACCCGCGTTTTGTTTTCCAACAACTGTTTTGCTAACCGGCACGTTGTTGTTTCTTTCTCTCTGGCTATCGCTACGACAACCAAGAACGATATGATGCAGAAGAATATTAGAAAGTAATATATAAAATTATAAAACATGGCCATCACGCCACGCTTTTAGTAATCAACCAGATCATCCAGCCCAAAGCACTTACACCGACCAAGCAAGCAATACCCATGATTGTGTAATCACGGATCATGCGTTTCTGTTCTTCGCGTTGGTAAATAGCTTCACTTCTCTGCCGGCGTATACGACCTTCTTCTTTCAGTAAGTTTTCCCAACCCTGGAGCCCGTAATGTCCTACGATCCAGTTCTTCAGTTCCTCTCGCTGCTTTTGTATTTTCAGTTTGGCACTATAGCTTTGCATAGCCACTTCTTCGACAGAACCATTGAACAATTTGTCAAACGTACTTGGATTGCTTGAGCTTTTATTTATATTGTCAATGTCAGAAACAGCACCCATCCATTTACCAATCGTTTCAGACATTTCTTCAATATCCTTGCCGTGTTGGATAAGTTTTTTAATTTGCGTGTAGGTCTGGCTTGCCACGCTGACAGCCGTGCCTAACGTAATCGGGTCTATCATTTACACACTCAAAAAAATTAATTTTTTACAAAATAACATATACCATTTCGTTGTGAAATGAGATAAAGTCTTATAAACAACTTACGGAGGAAAGAATGAAAAAAAGAGACATACCAAACCGCAGACCATGTGTCACAACAGATGTTGGAGAAGGACTAGCTGTTACTGTTAGTTTCCACCCTGATACGGGCGATGCTGTTGAAGTTTTTATGACGGGAAGAGGGAAAGCGTCCGACAATCCAATGCAAGACGCTCTCTATAATATGGGCGTTAAAGCGTCCGAACTAATGCAGATGGATGATTCGGTTGAGGAATCTTCTCAAGTTCAAGCGGAGTAGCTTCTTTCAAAGGTAAATCACACCGGCCACAGTTTATTGTGTTAGTGTCCTCGCGGAACAGACCACGCGTCTCGGTTCCGCACCAGTCACATTCTATATAGCGTTTTACTGTATCCATGATAAAATTACCTCATTGGTTACATACTTTTCCGCTATGTAAAACATTAGACAGAAAAGTAAGGTAGATGGTCCGATTAGTTTTATAGTCATAATAACCTCCATTACTTTACATATAGTATTCTACGAATTTGACTTATTGTTAAGCTATATTTCTCAGCCATGTCCGGCAAACCAAATTTTTTCTCGGTCTTTCTCTTCATATGAGTGCCGGTTTGTTCTTCATGTTTGAACTTACCCTTGTTGGATTCCCAGTACTCTTTTACTTCCTTGATGAAGTCATCGTTAAATTTAGTCATTCCATCTCCCTTCTGTAGAATATGTGGTCATTAATACGAACTGTTTGTGTAAATTCCTTACTCCATGACGGCTTTACATAATATGCGTGGTAATGTGTCGAGCCTTCCGTTAGATCGACCACGTTTAACGGGCCTTCTAGTATAGCCCATGCTATTTCTTCCGCCCATAAGTAAGCTTCACGATCTGTTATTATTTCCGGCCGACCATCACACCAGAAACTAAACTGGCATTTGTCAGGAATCGGTATGGTTTCGTCCCATGAATAGTAATATCCTTGTTTCACGACATCACATACATTGTCCGGATATCGCGGGTCATATACTCTGGTTAAAATGACTTGTCCGACTGCGATTTGCCCCAAAGTGGGTTCTCCCCTTGCTTCGAAATAAATGGCCGTGGCCAGACACACTAAAGTTGTAAACATAAGCACCTCTTTCTGTTTTTATCTGTAAGAGTTTATAGGAAAAAATAAGAGATGTAAATAAAAATAGTGTTATGAGTTTAGTGCATAGGTGGTATGCATTAATTAGTTACACAAGTATGGGATTTTATGTTATTATATAAGAGTAAGAAGAGAACTTTATCAAGGTTCCGGTTATTTGACATAGTGAGTGACAAAAGTAACGGGTTTTTCCGAAAGGGAGAACACTCGAAGCTTTTCTTTTATTTTAACATAACATGGAGAAAAGAACATGACTATTTTAAAAATGAGAGCCATTAATCATGGCACCAGAAAAGCAGACAAGAATCGGTATTGCGGACCGGCTGTTATCAGTTCCTTAACGGGGATCACGACTGCCGGAGCTTCAAGATTGATACGACATATCAATCCCCGCCGAACAAGAGTTATGGGCACCCATTCTTGGGAAGTCTGTAAATCTTTAAGATTATGCGGAGTTACGGTTAAAAGGATTGATCATCCAACAAGGCACAAGATAACCTTGGCAAGGTGGTTAAAACTAAATATTAAAGAAAGAACTCCAGGACGCATTTTCTTAATTGTTGCGGGCAATCATTATCAACTGGTTTCAGGAAGAAGATATGTTTGTGGTAGGATTGGAGATGTTGTTTCAATAAAACATCCCAAGGTCAAACGAAGAGCAAGGGTTACAGAAGTTTATGAGATCACGGCTCACGGGACATTGACCATACCCACAGACATTACAAACAATCCTTCTATCAGCGACCATAAGAAAGAACAAAACCGGTGGCGATATAAAGTTAAGAAATTAGCTAAAGAATGGAACCTCGAAATAGAGAAGGACTGGTATGGTTGGGGCAATGAAAAAACAGTCTTTGGTAATTCTGAAACAGAAGAACACAAAGATTACCCTTACTACGATGATCATACATCCGTAACATCGAATGATTGGAAAGATATCTACGAATGTTGTAAAAGCATAATTGATTTTATGAAAGAACATAATATCAAACCATAAACATCAAGCCCCGCTTCGGCGGGGCTTTTTATTTGTGTTGACTTTGTATGGGATAAGTCTTATACTTATAGCATCTTAAATTAGAAAGGAAAATTTATGAGTAAAGAATATATTATCAGGTTTCATCATCTGGCTTATGAGGATTACAAGGTAACTGCTGAAAGTAAGGAACAAGCCATAGAAATGATTAAGTCCGGCGATTATGCAAATTACCATGAAGAGACGGATATGTTGATGGAGGGCAACCTTTGGTTTGGTGGAATATATCAAATTTTAGATGATGGCTATTGGAGTGATGAACTTACCACGCCAAAGGAAAAGAAAACTATTAAAAAATTAGGTTATTAAGGAGGACAGCGATGAGTAGTGTTGAAAAAATAAAAAAGGCCGAAGAGATATGGGAGAAAGGTGGTATTTATGTTTGTCCCATGTGTGATGGAGAATGTCAGTTTTGTGATGATGACTATCAATGTTCAGAATGTGAAAAAGAAGAAAGGGAGTTGATGCAGAGAAATATAAAATGTTTATGCGATTACCACGATAATTGGTATGAAATGAAAAGTTGTCCGTTTCACGAACCACACAAAGATGCTAACACCGGCAGACGATGCGAGTTCTGGAATATGGAAACCGGCGAATGCCATAGCGATGATAAATTTGATATAATGGATTGGGAGCCTAGCGATGAAAAAACTATCTGATCAAGAAGTCAAAAAACTATCTGAAGAAAGCCCTAACCAAGCGTTTGATATTTGTTCTGTTTGTGATGGAACTGAATTTCATGGACAAATGAGTGATGTTAATGAGGTTGATTGGGATTTAATTTGTGATGATTGTGGAGGACAGCGATGAGTAAAAAATATGATAATTTAAAAGGTGTTCATAACGAAGTAAATGATGAACTAAAGTCTAAAGGATTTAACATAGATCATAGATTATCACCTAGACGTTATGTTTTAACTAAAAATAACAAAGATATTTACACTTTTAAAACACTTAAATATTTAGACCTTTATATCACTAAAAACCTAAAAACAAAGGAGGACAGCGATGAAAGAGCTTAGAGACTTTTGTAACTGGTACCAGTTGACTTATCCCACGACCCAAGATCAGGCCGATAAAGTATTTTCAGAACTTGATTCTGCCATGGCAACCGAGAATGTCATGGAAGATGGTGAAATATCCGTGGAGGAAGGTGAAGAGAAGTATGAATACTATTCACGGGTCGCGGGTCAGGTTTTAAGTAAATTTAAATTACGTCCAATTAAATATCATTATGATGGGACATTTGAAAATTTTGATATTGAAAAACAGAAAGTGAGGGAGTGGTAATGACTAAAGTATTCAAAGTAACAGCGACTATGGATGTCGGTTATCAATTGTTTATTAAAGCCGAGAACGAAGAGGACGCTATGGAAAAAGCCAAAGACGTTGATGGGGATTATTGGGAAAAAACTGATGATGGCCATGATTGGACCATGGAACAAGCTTGGGAGGTCGCGGAAGACGAATACGGGGCGGAAGATGTTTATAAAGTAGAACCAGAAGACGAAGACCCTGACGAACAATTAGGTAAACAAATTTACTCTGGTGCTTTTATGAATAAAAAAGTTGACACCGAAAAATAAAAAATGTTATAATATATGAAGATTCTTTTCTCTGTGGTCAAACACAACTTAAAACCCTCGCTACTAGCGGGGGTTTTTTGTTACATAAGTATACAGTATACACTATGTTCTGAAATTAAAAAAAATTTTTTTATTTTTTGAGAAAACAGCGTATACTTATGTAACATTTTTGTTATCTAATTGAATTTAAAAGTTTAATCAGGAAAATATTGTTACATATTTGATTTTCAATGGTGTATACATGTAACACTTCTTGACTTCTTTTTTGTTTTGTGAAAGTAATGTAACATAGATATAGTAACAGTTACAGCAGTTGAGACAGTAAAAACATGGCTAGACCAAGAAAGAACGAAAACACACCTTTAACACGAAAAATGGAGCTTTTTGTCAAAGAATTTGTCACAAATGATGGTTTTTTGACCAAAAGAGAGTGTGCAATCAAGGCCGGATACTCAAAAAGTAGTGCTCATGTAAAAGCTTATGAGCTTACAAACCCTGATTTGAACCCTCATGTTGTTGCTTACATGAATAAATATAAAGCAGAAATAGATGAAAAATATGGTGTTTCTTATGGAAGACATATAAGAGACTTACAAAGAATCCGTGACCAAGCTCTGGAAGCCGGTGCCTATTCGGCGGCGGTTCAAGCTGAAAAAGCTAGAGGTTTGGCACAAGGAAATATATATGTTAGTAAATCTGAGATTAGACACGGGTCTATTGATTCAATGAGCAGAGAAGAGGTTGAAAAAGAACTAGAAAAAATAAGAGATACTTATGGAACTTCCATTATCAATGTTACCCCAAAAAAAGAAGAACCTAAACAAGTCACCAAAAAATCTAGAAAGTCAGTTCTTTCAAACATTAAAAACAAATCTAAACAAACTAAACAGAAAGTTACACTTAACTAGAGTAGAAACTTGGGTATCTCCAGGTGTTCCTGATTTATTAATTTGTGACGAAAAAGGATTGTTTCATTTTTTAGAATTAAAAGTAACGGGTTCTTCTGTTGTCCGTTTATCTCCGCATCAAGTATCTTGGCTGACTTTACACAAAAAATCCAGTTCTTGGGTTTTAATACGACAACAAAAGCCACGATATAAAATGCCTTGCATTTATCTTTACCACGCTAAAGATGTAATAAAATTAAATAAAGAAGGGTTAAAAACTGACCCAGAGTTACTATTTGACCAGAAAGTTAATTGGGATAAACTTTTTGGGTTGATATGTCCCATATAATCTGATATCCTATTAGGACACTTGTTAACTTAAAAGGAGACTTATGTTTTTATTTGAAAAACTTTTTTATCTAATTTTCTATGGATCAACTGATCCACAAGGGGATTTAAAACGCAGACAAATTGAAAGAATGAAAAAAAGGAGAAAATAATGTTAGTCACAGAGAAAGAATCAGTATTTTTAAAAACATTACCAATGTGGATTACTGGGTATGCAAAAATAAGATTATCCAAAACCATGTTAAATAAATCAATAATAGACGCTAATAAATCTGTCAGAGATTTGGCTCT